GGTTTATTACACCAGAAGAATTCAACAGCTTTGCAAAGCAAGCTCAGTTAGAATTGTTCCAACAATATTTCTATGACTTTCAGCAGTCTAAGATAAAAGACATGAAAGGATTAGAGACTAGTGGTTATTCAGATATCACTAAGCAAATAGACCAAACAATTGATTTCTTTTCTAGAAATACAGACTTGGTTTATAATGGAGTAGATTTCAAATTTGACTTACCAGAAAACTTTTTCTTATTAAATGTACTATACTATAATGGTAAAGAGGTTACTCACGTGGACCAAGGTAAATTATATTATTTGCTTAATTCCAATTTGACAGCACCAACGACAACATACCCTACGTATGTTATGCAAGGAAATCAAGTAGCTGTGTATCCCACTACTATTACAGACGACATTAATATTTATTATGTTCGTTATCCAGCGGATCCAAAATGGACATATACGTTAGTTAACGGTAGCCCTTTGTTTAATCAATCGGCTAATGACTATCAAGATTTTGAGTTAGCAATATCTGATTTCCCTAAATTAGTAGTTAAGATTTGCCAATACGCAGGAGTAAGTATTAGAGAGGCTGATGTGGTGCAAGCATCAAGAGCAGAAGAAGCATACACTGATCAAAAACAACAATAATGAATCAGGAAAAATATTATACCAATGATGGGATAACACCCACTGATGCCAATTGGGGCACGTATCAAAACGTAACATTAGGTGATGTTGTGAATAACTTCATCTTAATGTATACAGATGATGGCGATTTGTTAAATAACATCAGCAGATACAAGGTGTTATTTCACGCTAAAAGAGCTGTACAAGAATTGAACTACGATGGTAATCGTCAGGTTAATGCTCTACAGTTGGAGGTTGGGCATGACCTAAAGTTTATATTGCCTCCTGACTACGTGAATTATGTTCGTGTATCTTTATTCTGGGGCGGTAATTTGTACCCAATGACTGAGAATCCTCAGGCTAATTCATCTATTGAATTCTTGCAGGATGATGAGTATCAAATTTTATTTGATAATGAGGGTAATGCAATACAAGGAACATCTAAGCTAGACATATCTCGCCTTGATGGAGAGAACTATATGCTATGTCCATTTAATAATCAGTGGGGATGGTATGTAGACGGTCTTTGGTATTTTACTTGGGGATTTGGTGCTGCTTTTGGATTGAATACTGAAGTAGCAAACGTGAACCCTACATTTAGAGTAGATAAGGCAGCAGGTGTTATTAACTTTAGCTCAGGCATGTTTAATCGCTCTGTTGTATTAGAATATATTTCTGATGGATTGTATCCAGGTGACGACGACCAAATTACTATTCCTAAGTTAGCAGAAGAGTATATTTACTCGTACATTAAATGGGCTATCTTAAATACAAAGGCAAATCAGCCTGAGTATATTATTAATAGAGCTCGCAAAGAAAAAGTTTCTAATTGGAGAAACGCAAAGATTAGATTAAGTAATTTACACCCAGGCCGCTTGCTAATGAGCATGAGAGGTCAATCTAAGTGGATTAAGTAGATGGTAGAACTTCAAAGAAACTTCCTTTCAGGGGTCATGAATAAAGACCTCGATCCTCACTTTTTGCCTGACGGCACTTATCGTGAGGCGTACAATATTATTGTAGGTGATTCTGATGGAGCATTTGTTGCAGAAGATGGTTCTCGTAATGGAGTAGCACAGAATTACTTAGGAAATATTTTGAAAGGCGGTGACTTAGAATTAGTTAATGCTACGTGTATTGGTTCACTTGCTTATGAGACTAACAATTCTATTTATTGGTTAGTTGCATCAGATAACTTAGATGCTATTTATGAGTATAATGAATCTACAGATGTATTAACACCTGTGATTCAAGCCACTAAAACATCTACGACAGTATCAAAACTTGGATTTAATAAGGAATATTTTGTAACAGGCATAAATTATATCAATGGTCTTCTTTTTTGGACTGACAATTTAAACCCTCCACGCAGGATTAATATTGACCGTGCAAAGAATTATGCTGTAGATGGATTTACTGAGGCTGACATCAATGTTATATTAGCTCCTCCTTTATCTGCACCTACAATAAATCTATATACAGATGGTGAATCTAATAACTTAGAGAATAAGTTTTTATACTTTTCTTATCGTTATAAGTATTTAGATAATGAATATAGTGCTTTGTCTCCATTCTCATCTGTAGCATTCTTCCCCAAAGAATATGCTTATGATTATGGAGTTTCCGAAAACATATCTATGGTTAATAATTTTAACACAGCGGATATAACTTTTAACTCAGGTTCAAATAATGTAAAGGAGATACAATTAGTATTTAGAGATACTCAAAGTGCTAATACATATGTAATTGACAATTTAGTTAAAAGTCTAATAGATTACTCAGATAACACAGATTACTCTTATCAATTTAAGAATAATAAGGTATTTACAATATTACCTCAAGACCAAGTAACTAGACTTTTTGACAATGTCCCAGTTAGAGCTAAGTCTCAAGAATTAATTGGTAGTAGATTAATATACGGAAATTACACTCAATTCTTTAATTTACTAAAAGAAAACAAGGAGCCTATTAATCCAGCATTTACGTTATCATTGCAATCGGATTCAATAGTTAGCGGAACTCCTACGCCTACATTTAAAAGCAATAGGGATTATGAGATTGGTATTTCTTATTTAGATGATTACGGAAGAACAACAACTGTAATTACTCCAACTGAAAATACTAACACTATATATATACCTGCTGCTAATGCCATTGATGCTAATAATATCCGTGTTACAATTGATGGCACATATCAGCCACCATATTTTGCTACGCATTATCGTTTTATGTTAAAGCAAAATAAGCAAGATTACTATAACTTATTTCCATTATTATATTTTCAAGATGGACAATTCAAATGGTTTTTAATTAATCAAGCTGATGTTAATAAAGTTTCTGTTGGATCATATTACATTAAATACTAATGTTCAATATAAAATATTGGATATTATAAGTCAAGGCGTTGATTTTTTAAATACCCCTAATATAACGCAACCGGCAGGAGTTTATTTAAAATTAAAAATAGAAACATCATTACTTCCTCCAGTAACATATTATACAGATGCAAATGGAAGTGCTTTAGATACATTATATCAACCCGTAGTCAATAGATTTACTGTTGCAGAAAACGCTATTTTTTATGGATTAGGTTTAAACGATATGGTTACAAGTGATTCTAACTTGTATTCAGGAACCAATGATATTAGATTTTATGTAGAAATAGATAGTGATGCTCCAATAAATACATTTAAATATTATGCAACTTACAATGGTACTTATAAATTCCTAGTTGCTGAAAATGTAGCAATAACTCCTGGAGTAGATCAAGTACTAACATATTCTGGTGAATCTTGTACCATTAAATTTACAAGTAACACAGGACATACATTAAATGACTATTGGGTTGTCAATTGTAGAAGTTTAGCTGGTAATAATATATTTGGAGGTAGCACTGAACAATTTCAACCGACAAACCCTGCGACCTATTTTACTTTTAATGAATGGAGTGTATCTGTTAGTAATGATGAAGATAGGCCAATTAAAGCAGGTGCTGTTTTATTATTTAAATATAAAGAAACAAATAATGCTGATATATGGATACCTCAAACTTTTATATCATCAAAAGAATATGTAAACATTGAAGAATGGTTTATTGAGGATTACGCTTATCAAAAATGGGTTCAAGTTGGATCCGATGGTGATAGTATCGGTCCGCTAGAAGTTTGCTTTAGAAGAGGTATTTTAACCGGTTCTAATCCAGATGTTATATCTCAAGGATCTACCATATCGACAACAACACTGGAATACCCAGTGTATATGTATTTTTATTCAAGTCAGGGTACTGGTTCTGGACCACCATCTGTTGATACAAGATTTACTTTACAGCAATCGGATGCACCAGTACTTTTTGAAACAGTTCCAACTGATACTAACCAAGATGTATATTATGAGCTTTCAAAAACGTATCCTATTATCAATGGTAATCACTATGGGAATATTCAAAATCAAAATGTTGCATTGGGTGACCCAGCAATAATAGATTTAAATACGTTTGATTTTAATGGTGATTTTAATGCATTCTCATTTGGCAACGGTGTAGAAAGTTTTAGAATTAGAGATGACTTTAACTCTGGAACAATGCAGTTTAGCCCAAGAGCAAACGCAACAATTGAAGGGTATGAAGAGCAAACAGTCGTTCAGGCGTTAACTTACAGTGGTATTTATACCCAAACGTCTGCTATTAATAGACTGAATGAATTTAATTTATCTTTAGCAAACTTTAAGTATTTAGATAGATTTTTTGGATCTATTCAGAAACTTTTTTCTCGTGATACAGATTTAGTTGTATTGCAAGAAAATAAAGTATCTAAAGTTCTTTATGGTAAAAATTTACTAAGTGACTCTACTGGAGGTGGAGCAATTGCTTCGGTACCTGAGGTATTGGGAACTCAAATTTCTTACGAAGGAGAATATGGTATTAGTTTAAATCCAGAAAGTTTCACTAAGTGGGGAGATAATTTATATTTTACTGACGCTAGACGTGGTGCTGTTATGGCATTACAAGCTAATGGGTTGTTTGAAATTTCTGCTCAAGGAATGAAGAACTGGTTTAAGGCAAATCTAGACACCAATGTTGTAAAACTTGGTATGATGGATCCATATTTTGAGCATTATACATTATCTATTGATAATGATAGAAAGATTAAAACTTGCTCAATCTCCGTAACACCAACAAGTTTGTCATTTAATGGTACTGTACAGAAAAAATCATTCTATATTGAATCCAATACAGATTGGTCAGTTTCGGTTCCGACAAATGATTGGTTAACTATTAGTGATTATTACGGATCAAACAATGGACTTATTTATGTAGAAGTACTTGAAAACTTAGGAGCTCCAAGAAATTTAGATATTACAGTATTTGGTTGTACCGAAGATATAATCATACCTGTAACACAAGACACAATTCCTCCGTTAGATGAATACTATGTAATGCATAAATGTTTAGATGGTTCTGAAGCAAATTCTATTGCATACCCAGCTGATACATTTGAGCTCGATGATAGAGTTACATCAGGTAGTGATACTTATGTTATAGACGGTATTATTAATTATAATCCAGGAGGTACATTAATTACAATTACTGCAACAGGATTAACTGGATGCCCTAGTGCACCTACTTATGAATGGTATATTTTATATAAATGTTCTGATGGATCATCAGCCAATTCACAGGCTTATTCAGAAAACACATTTGAGTTAAACAACAGGGTTACATCAGGTAGTGATACTTATATTGTAGATGGTATTATTAATTACAATCCAGGTGGCACATTGCTTGCAATTACGAGCACTGGCTTAACTGGTTGTCCAACACCAATAACTTATTATGAGTTAGCTGAATGTTCTCCTGGAACAGGATACGCATTCACTACAATAGTTCCTGATGCAGTTGGAAGAAGATATGTCTTGCCGTCGATGACTCCAGTATTCTATACATATACAGGATCAACATTATCTCAATTGACACCTCCTTCTGGATATAATGGGTCAATTCAAATAACTTCGTTCTATAGTTGTCCGTAATAAATAAATAAGTAAATTTGTAATATATGTCATACTATACATTAACATATTCCCCTAGATTATCTGGATGGACGTCATATCATGACTTTCGTCCTGAGTGGATGGTATCTATGAATAACTATATGTATTCGTTTAATAATGGCAATTTATATAAGCACAACTCCAATCCTGTTAGAAACAGTTATTATGGCGTATTGTACCCGTCTAAAATAACAACCATATTTAATAATGACCCAGCTCAAACAAAGTCATTTAAAACCATAGCTACTAATTCAACAACTGCTTGGGATACAAATATTGAATCAGATCAAGGAGAAGGATATATCGATAAAACTTGGTACGACCTAAAGGAGGGTACATGGTATGGTTATATCAGAAGAACCGAATTATCTGCCAATGATATATCAATGACATCTGTTCAGGGTATTGGTAATGTGACTACGTATGCGGCAGGTGTACTTACGTTTGCGTTTAATATTGGCGATATTATCAGCACAGGAGATAAATTATATTGGGTTAACTCAGGAGTGCTTACGTTAATTGGACCAATC